TTCCTGCTTGGCAGTCAGCGCGGCAACTTGGTTTTGCAGCTCTTGAACCACTGAGATAGGCGCGTATTTAGTCAAATCAGGCTTGGCGGTTTGCGCCGTCAATGCCGCGATGCGGCTGTCTTTTTCCGCCAGCTGCGCGAACACGTCGGCAGACAATGCCACGTCTTTCGGCTTGGCTTCCACGAGCGCGGACAATGCCGCCTTCAGTTCTTCTTCGCCCGCATCAGGCAGGCCGAACAGTTGCTGTAACAACTCTTTCATAGGGTTTTGCTCCGTTTCCGGTTTTAAAATTTGCGCCGACGCTGCCGCCAGCACCTCGTCCATACCGTCCAACGCGGGGAAATTTGTCAGCGCGGCGTGAAAAATTTTGCTTACATATCCCTTTGTGTCATAGGAAAACACAGCAGAGATGTAGCGATACTCTTTTGCGGCAATTGCAGCAGCCGCCTTGTCCGTCCACTCCACTTCGGCAAACATGCCTTTAGGCGTGAACTCCAGCCAACGCATCCAACCGGCGGCAGGTGCAGGTTGTCCATTTTTCTCTTTGTAGAGCGTCTGGTGTTCATAATCGACAACCAACTGATTGCGCGAGCTGTTGGCCAACAACGCGACATCATGACCGTTTTCTTCGGTCAGATACCACGCAGGGACATCAGTCGGACGACCGTCTACTGCGCGAAATTCGCCATATGGCAGCAGTTGGATTCGCCCGTCTTTTGGCTGCACCTCGAAACTGCACACGGCAAGTAGGGTTTTTTGTGCATTTTTGGACATGTGTACCTCTCTCAATACTGTCATTTTGCCTATTTGAAAAAACAACAAAGAGTAGGCGTGCTTCAAACCCTCCCGCCATTTTTTTAAAACCTGTCCGCGCGATACACAATTAATCGTTTTCAGGGGCTTTTTAGAAGCGTCTAGGATTGATTTTTATATCTTGGGCAGGGGTTTGTATTACCCGCATAAAAAAACGCGCTAAAAAGCGCGTTTTTGAGGGTTTTATAAATTCACGGTATCAGACCCGAAAAATAATCCTGCACATCGTCCATCAAAGCCTGTTTGTCGTCGTCCGTCAGCGTCAAAAATTCCCGTTGCGGAATCCGAACTTTGCGGTTGCGCCCCGCCATACCGCCGAAGTTGTGGATGGCGGCATAGACGATATTCGTACCGACAAGGGCGGTATCGTTGTCTGACAGTGTGGAAAAACTGTCTTTCAGACGACCCGAATCCGAAAGCGGCTTGCCGTCGCGGTATTTTAGCCCCAACCATTTCGGACGGCCTGCGTAGCGGAAATTGAGCTTGACCGCCGTGTGCATGGTTTCGGACAGTCGGCGCATCAGCAGGTAGCGGTTTTCGATCCCGTTGCCAAGCCGCTCGATTTGGTTTAGGACGACAAAGATATTGTCTATTTTGACATCAATCATGGTATGATTCCTTATAGGCGTTGGAAAAGCGGTGATAATCTCGATACCGCAGCCTGCCCTTTAGGGTGTCCGAGAGCGTGTGCAAGTGAATTCGAGCCTTGCCCAACGTCTATTTCAATACTTCCTTCTTCGCCATAAATTTGGCAATCTCTTTGTCGTTACTGATTCGGTACGACTGTAGATAAATCTCATCCACCTCCTTAATATATTTTAAAACTGCCCACAATGCCGAGCCTTTATAGCGAGCTGTGAAAATCAATTCACGATTGTCGCGGATGACATGTTCAGGGTTTTGCAGCATATCCGGCAAAAAAGCATAGTAGGAGTCATCGAAATTCTGCCCCTCACGGCTGTCTACCTGTTTAACCAACGTATCATCAGACAGCCACACCGTCGCTCGTGTCATACCTGCCAATTCTTGCGTTTCCTTGCTCAATACACCCGCAGCAAATTTAAGCTGTCTTGATAGCGCGTTTCGGATTTTGATTTTCTGCTCTTTATCGGGCTTGCCATCAATATCCAAACGTTGCTTGACTTCATAAAACTCTTTTTCAAGCTGTTTAAAGCTGGTTTTAAAATCCGCGCCACCCATTTCCGCTTTGGCAAATTGATGCGCCAGCGCGCGGTCGTACTTGTCTAAATCGGGGCGGTAGTTCATTCGCCCGGCGTTGTAGCCGAAGCCTTTATCAGCTGTGTAGAGGCTGCCGTCCGGGGCTTTGTAGGCAGTCGTCGGGTAGCTGTCGCCTTTTTTGTTGTAGATTTTATGGGTCTCGACCAGATTATCCGCCGTGCTTTGCCCGACAATCCGCCCCTGGCGTTCCACATCCCGCTCCGACAGTGCGATGACCGAGCAGCGGCAGTTGTAGCCGTTGGGCGGGTAAAACGTTGCCCAAAACGGGTCGTCGTAGCGGTACACCAGCCCGTCTATTGCCGAATGCGCCGGACGTGTGCGGCTGTCGCCTACCGCGTCATACATCCAATAAGGTCGTGCATCAATATTTGCCATATATCCTTGATATTGACCGGCGTTGTAGGCAGTTTGCATGTTGGTACGGTAAATCGTCTCCAACCTCCGCGGCGAACCGAATACCTCGCCGGTGGCTGGGTCGATGATATCCTTACCGTTATGCCCGTTCGGATGCAGCCAGCCCTTGTTGCTGAGCAGATTCAAGATACCTTTTCGCCAATCGTCAAACGACTGTCCACTTTTTGCCGATTCAACCATCGAAGTTTTGATGTCGTTGAGCATATCCAAGTCGGTCATGCGGGCAATCGTATAGACTTTGGCAATTTCGGAGGCTGTCAGATTGCGGTAGCTCTCCGCCGTAACCTTTTTACTTTCCAGCCACTCGATTGCCTTTTTTGGCGGCAGACTTAAGGCAAATCCCAAATCAGGCGCGGGCATGGTCTTGTCCCAAAATATCGCTGATAAACAAGGCCTGCTGCATATAGGTACGCAGTTTCGCGTTGTCCAAATTCGGATAAAGCGCATTCAGTGCGGCATCTGCCTCCTCGTAGCTGTTGCAAGCATTAAGTGCGGCAACCGCCTGACGCACAATCGGGTTGAGCTGAGAATTGAAATCGGGCTCAACCAGCGCGTCATCCAACGCGCCGTCCAATATTTCCTGATGCCTGCCCGTAGCCTTAGATGGTACGGTGTGGGCGGATAAAGCCGCCAATGCAGTTCTGTTTACCGGATTGTCCGGTACCTGCCGCACCAACACAGCCTCACCCTCCTGCACATCTGGAATGACCAGTTTGTCGCGCACCCAGCTTTCGGGGATTTGTACGCCGACATCCACCAGTTTCGGGATAGCGTCGGCAAAGACCGCGATGTCTTTCGGCTCGCGCGTGTCAAATTCAAATTTCGGCACGCGGTTTGGGTCGGCATGGGGATAGTTGATTTGCAGGAACGGTCCGATGATTTGGCTTGTGATGGTTTGCGCCACCTGTTTTGCGTCCGACACCAGCAAATCGCGGCGTACCTCGTTGTGGATATTGCCCAGCGCATTGGTGCTGGATTTTCCGTCCGCACCGCTGGTTAGCGTTTGCCCCAAAATCAGCCGCGCCGCCGATTTTTCGCACCAGTCGGCCATCTGCAAAAACGGATTGCCGGCGGAAGTCATGCCGTTTGCCGCGTTGTGCAGCTCGATTTCCATACCTTCTGGCATGATGCCTGCCGCGTTGTGACCGATTTCCGCCACCGCTCGAAGCAGGGTGTTTTTTTCCTCTTTGGTTGCGCCCGCGCCGTATTTGCCGATACGGATGGGCATGCCATACAGCTCCAAAAACTCGGCAAAATCGTGGACGGCGTAGTGTTTGAACATATACAGCCAGGAAAGCGAGCGGAAAAGACCGTTGCGCGCCTGCTGGACGCTGCGCGATTTTTGGGTATGAACGACCCAGCCCAGCGGCCACAACGCTTCGCCTTCCGGATTTTCGCGGGTACGCAGCAGCAGCCCGTCGTCTTTGTCCCATTTGAACCAGCTTTGCGGGCGGTGGATAAAGTTTCGGGGCAGGTAAAGGCCGTCTGAAAATACCCACTCGACCTCCAACGCAGAAAATCCGTGCCCTACCGCGTCCATCAAATCCATAATCAGGTCTTCGAGGGTAGGCAGGCTGTCCATCATTTCGTAGGCTTGGTCGGACAGCTTTTCTTCTTCGGGCGTCGCATTTCGCGGCGGGGCGACGCGCCAGTTGAGCGTCAGCAGCGCGCGTTTGCGCGTCCCCATATTTGCCGCGATGTCGCTGTCGCGCTCCTCAATGTCCGCGAAAAGCTCGTGTTGGGCGCGGATGTCGCCGCTTTCTGCGTCCTCGAAGAGGGCCCGCATCTTTTGCGGCGTAATAAAATTGGACGGATGCTCGGCGATAACCCGACCGGTCGCCGTAATTTGAGCCGCATCCGTCTGCAATGCAGCCTCGGGCTTTTGGATTTTAGTTTTATTGTCCTTTTTTGCCATTATCGGCTCCATTTACCTTTTATCCCGTTACCAAAATCGTTATCGGTAGGGCTTTGCCATTCTATCGGCACACAATTGGCCACCGCCCCCGACCAGAGCATATGCACTGCATCAGGACCATCATCATGATCAGCCTTTGGAAAATGGCGGAACTGCTGTATCAGCGTCTGTTGGCTCTCATTCAACAGAATCAAACCGTTTGCCATGTGAGGCTGCAAAGTCTCAATCCGCAAGAGTTTGTCCGATACCGGCTTGACCGCCCGCGCCGGGACAGGTATTCCACGCGCCGCGCTGCGCTTGACCAGCTCGTCTTTTAAAAACTCCTGAAACTGCACCGTCTCAACAAACCACAGTTTGCAACGATATTGACGGTGCAGGCAGATAACGTCTTCGATAATCAGGTCGGGCAGACGTTTTTTGATTTGCGCCTCCACGACATAAAGCCTGCCCGTTGACCGCTGATAGCCGCCGATGACGATTGCCGACGGGTCACGGCTCGCCCCCGCTTTACCCAGCGACGGGTCGAGCGCACCGAAATACACCAAATCGGACGGCAGGTCGTTCCAAAACTTCATCGACTTGGCAAACGGCGCATCTTCGCCGCTGACCGGGTCGTTTTGATATTCGCTGTCAAATGTCGCATGGCCGTCGCGGGCGCGGATTTTCATCAATGCCAACACGCCGCGCGCCGCCCAAGAAGTGACCGCGCCGCGCTCCATCTCGTCTTTGTTTGCCTGATAAAACGCCTCGGCCACCGTCTCGCCGTCGTTTCGGAAAAGTTCCTCCCATCTGTCCCACAAGTCCATGCGGTCGGGCCAGCGTTTCATCGCCGTAAACTTAACACCCCGCCAAAACGGGTTATTCAAAGTGCGGTTCAGCACACTGTCGTAATGCAAAATCGTGCCGATATAGATCACATCGTATTTCTGACCAACCCCGCCCAAAGGCAATACAGTCTTAGTCAGCCACGCATTGAGCTTGTCGCGCTGTTCGGGGTTGCGGACTTGCTCGTCATTCTCAATATCGTCCAAAACAGTTAAGTCAGGACGGTAAGGGCCGTGACGCAAACCGCGCAGCTTTTTACCGCTACCGGCCACTTGCACCTTAACGTCATTGGCCGTCACAATCGTACCGGCCTGCCATACACGGCCTTGTCCGCATACTTCCGGGAAGTCGGTTTTCAGGCGCGGATTAAATTCCAATTCCGCCTTGATGGCTTCGAGCATCGGGTATGCCTGGTCTATGCTGTCCATCACAATAACGGCATAATGTTTTTGGCCGGTCACGATACACCACAGCGTAAACAACTGGGTAACCTGCGTCGACTTACCCTCGCCGCGCGGCGCACCTACCGCCTCATTTTCCCCTTTAGGGGAGCGGATAATCTCCGGCAGACGGCTGAATAAAAACGCATGCAGTTCGGATTTCTCAGGCGAGCGGATATAATGGGGGAAGTAGGTGTTGACGAAATATTCGTAACCGCCTGCCGGGTCAAACACCTTGGCACGGCGTGCAGAAATAGCCTTGGGCGACGCATCGAAGCCGTCCACTTCCGCTTCGATGACTTGGCGCAGGCTGGCGGCCAGTTCGGCAAGGGATTTGAGGAATTCTTTTGTTTTCATGAGTATTTATAATGACTGGATTCATTTCTAACGCATTTATAGGCCTAAAAGAAGCAGGATCACTTTTAAAAGGGTTTAACCAGCTCAAAACAGAGGCAGAGGTAGCGCAAAAAACCATCGAACTTAATCAAATCATTGCTGGTATTCAAACTGATTTATTTGAAGCCCAATCTTCTTATACGGCGGCAATTAGCCGTATAGATGAGTTGGAAAAAGAACTGGTGGCAGTAAAAAATTGGTCTACAGAGAAGCAACGCTACCAATTGTATGAACTTGCTCCTGGTTCTTTCGTCTATCGATTGAAAGCGGAGATGGCGAACAGCGAGCCAATTCATGATATTTGTCCCCAATGTTACGAGCAGGGTGTCAAATCGATTCTTCAATTCAATGGGTATGAAGGTGCTTTTCATAAATATTCCTGTTCCCGTTGCCAAACCATAATATTGGGAGAGCGTTTAAAGTCAGATGTTGAAGTATTTTCAGTAGGAGGATCACGTTATGGGAGATTGACAGACGGCTATTAACCAAACTTCTTCTCCACTTCCGCCCCAAACGGCTCCAATACCTCCACAAAGGCAGGCAAATGTTTGGGGTGTTTTTCTTGCACAAACGCCATCAATAACTCAATCAATTCCAAAGCCGTCGCCAGTTTTGACGTTTCCGGCATCACACGGGCATTGGCCGATACGGTTTTGGTAAACGCATCGGCCAGGCTGGCCAACAGCTTGGCACGGTCAGACGGCGGCAAATCTTCGGTGCTCGAATCCTGCAGCATCGTCATCGTGCTGTTGTACTGCACCATAAAACCGGCCAACATCGCACGGCTCAAATCCTCAATACCGCCACCGGCCAAAGTGTAAGCGGCGCGCATCTTATCCCAGTCGTCGCCTTTTTCCTTATCCGCACGTTTCCACGCACGCGCAGTGGCCTGCGGGATTTCGCACATCAAGGCCGCCGTTTCCAAAGTTTGCTCGCCGCTGACATAGAGCCGGCGTAACTTTTCACGGATTTCTTGCGGGTGAGCCATAATTACAGTCCCATTTTCGCTTTAAGCAATTCCCAGCCGACCGTAATCACGCCGCCGCCCAGTGCGCCGAATGTAATGGCCGTGCGTTTCGTGTCTTGGCGGATTTGTGCAATTTCCGCCTGCATTTCCTTCTGGTTTTTCAGCGTTTGATCAGTCTTGTTTTCGATACGCGCCAAGGCTTCCAAAATCGGGTCGCTCATGATTTGTCCGCTTTCCTGTCCAGTTTTTCGTTTACTTTTTCCAACTTGTTTTCGATGCGCTCCAAAGACGCTGCGATATTTTTGCGGTCGGCTTGGGCATCCTGCTTGGTGTGGTATGAGAGCTTGACCGCGTGCAGCTCCTCTTTAAGGTCGTCGATACGCTTGTCCGCCTCTTTCAGACGGCCTGAAATGCCGTTGACCCAAAACCAAAATGCCGCCGTCGCAATCGGCCACAGGGTTCTGAAACCAAATTCAAAGTCCATTTAAAACCCCTTTAAACCGGCACATCGCCGAATACGATACGGACGGCGTAACCGTCAGGGCGATTGCTGGCAATCTCCAGTCCATCACCATCATTACAAACACAGTAATACGCCCCCAAAGTTTGCCAAACCGCACGTTTAAAGGTGTCATAGTTCGTAATTGGATATTCAAGGTGAAACGTCGTCTGAAAATCCTTATCCATGCGTACCGCGTACTCAATACCGGCCTTATCTAACAGGTCGGAAACATGGATGACAAACGGCTCTTGTTCGCGTGCGCGGCTTAAGCCCAGCTCCAAGTCCGCATGACGGCAGGCGACCGTGCGTTGCACCAAATCACGATAAGTCGTCATCGTGCGCCCTCCGAACCGTCAACTTCCGCTTGACTGTTGACCCAATCTCGCCAAGCCTGATTTTGGTTTTCAAGTTCGGCAACATAGCCGCCAAACTCGGCGGCGTGTTCCAACAGCGTGGCCGTTTTGCCGTCTTTCGGCGGACTCGGGCGCACCGGCGCAACCATCAACGCGGCAGGCGGTGTCGGCATGACCGCCTTTTCGACAATCTTAATTTCCGTAGCCAAGGGCGCGCTTGTAGAGCTGCAGGCCGTGATGGCCAAAGCCGTCAATACAACCGCCGCTTGCATTTTTACGGTCTTGAGTAAGGACATTTTCAATTTCCTTTTTGTTTTCCGTTTTCAGACGGCTGACTTCCGCCTGTTTTTTCGCCAAAGCCATGCCGACGGCGTGCGCCTTGACTTCATATTTTTTAGCTTCCGCGCGTGCCTGTTCCAGTTCGCGGGCGTAGTTTTGAGCCGACAACAGCAGGGCTTGCGCCTTGTCTTTTTCCATCTTGTCGATGACCGCCTGCTGCTTCGCAAACGCCGACTTGTAGCCTTGATGGTGCGACACAGCCAAGCCCGTGCCGACAAGCGCGATGATGGCAATCGGCTGCCAGTTATTCGCCAGCAGTTTCACGAGATTCATTCTCAACCTCCTGACGTTTGACACTGACCAGCGAGCGAGCCACCGCATAGCCGCCCACAATGCCCAAATACACCGCCCAAATCTCCGCCGAAGGGTCGGGCAACATCACAAACTTAACCGTCCCCGCCGCGCAGGCAACGTTTGCCCACAGTTTCGAGTGCGACACATTGCCTGTCGCCGGGTTTTTAAAAATATCCAAAATACGCATTGCTATTCCACACTTTTGGTTTGCAGGTGCCGTTTCAGCATTTCCCGATAATTGGCCAGTTCGCCCTCCGCAAATTCAAACGCCGCCAAGTCTGCCTGTTCGCTTGCCTCACGGCTTTTGCTCGACCACAGCCCAATCATCTTTTCGTAAAACTCAACCTGTCCCATGATTAACGACGATTCTTGCGTTTGCGCGCCGCGCGTTTGGCTGCCGACACGCCCGACTTACCCGGGCGCATAGACGGATGTTGTTTCAAATAGCCAATACTGGCAGGCTTAATCTCAAATTCAGGCAGCTGCGGTTTCAAGACAGACAGAGCCAAAGCAATCAAAGACTTTTTCATGCCTCGCTCCTGCTCATTGCCGCACCGCCCAATGGCAGGTTGTAACGCTCCGGAGTGGGATCAAGAGGCGCACCGCCGACAGACGGCCATACATACGCAGCCACGCGGGACGTCGGAAATGCCGCGATGCTGACGCGATTGCCTTGATTACCGCCCAAAACCAACAGATTGCCCGCCTTGTCCTTGCCGACAATAAAACCAACATGACCGCCGCCTTGACGCGTAAACACGACCAAGCAGCCGTAAGCAGGCTTGGTAAGGCGTTTACCGCAAAAAGCATATTCTTTAGCGCGCATCCAATCCTTCGGGATGTCTCGGTTACCGGCTCGCAGGCAATGGGCTGCGAATACGCCGCACCAAGGCGTCTCGTCGTCTTTCCACCAAGCCTTCAAACCGTGAAGCCAATTCAAAATGGTCGGATTGTGGTTTTTACCGGGGATTTCTGTCAGACCGATATACTTTCGCGCTTCGGCAATCCAAGGGAGTTCTTTTTGCGGGGCCATAAATACCTCAAATAGATAGTTTTAAAACCCCATTAAACCGTCTTTAACCCATCGTCCCGAACAGTAGATGTTTCACCCCCTGCAAACCAAAAAAAAGACCGTCTGAATACAGACGGCCAAAGCCTGGTCACACATCACTGCCTAAAATAAAGCTGCCTGCTGTGCCGCAGGTCGGCTCATTTCATTGATAATCGTATATCCCGTTCGTGAAGAGATACCGTATTTAGGGCATAGCTTCGTCATCGCCATAAGCCCGCTCTCCTTATCAATATCGCGCAATTTGACAAACTCCTGATAAAACCTATGGTTTCTCAACTGTATTAACGCCTTGCCGCACCGTGGGACATACAATTCCTCGCCACCATATACCTGCAACAGCTCATGTGTTTTCACTTCGCCGATGGCTTCGACCAAAATTGCCAAACGCTCGGTGTCCACCTTGCCCTTACCAAATTTAAACCGCGCCCCGCCGATCGCCTTGACCAGCTGTTCCGTCGCTGCCAGTCCGATGACATCCACAATGTCCAACACGGTATCCGGCAATAAATGTTCAACTTTTTCGAACTCCATCATCCCCACTCGCTTTTTCCGTTTTCCTGTTTTCCGCAATCTGCAACGCAGCAACCAGTTTATGTAGCTGCGTATCGTCTAAATATTCGACCTTATCCTTACCAAACATCCGCCGCGCCATTGCGTGTGCATAGTTCCAATGTTTGCCGCCGACGGTCAGCAGGGCTTCGACTTTGTCCAACATTGCCGCTGATGATGTCCGACGCAGATGTGGTTTACCGTGTGGGTTACCTTTTGCTTTAGGCTTAAATCCGTGCGACCGCATATCAGCGACAACAGACTCAAGTTCAGAAACATCCATATCCGCACACGACCGCTTGCCCGTCACACGCTCCAACACTGCGCGATAGGTACTGTCATCCAAGCCCAGCTCCTTTTGAGCAATCTTAATTTTCGCAATCAACGCCCGGCGCATTATTTTTCCAATACAACATATAGTATATATATGCATATATTATACCAATAAAATACAATATATAGTATTAAGTTGATGTTTTTTTGCGAAGCTGACAGACATAAAAAAGGCCGCCTGAAACAGGTTTTAAACCCCATTTCAGACGGCCTTTAATCAAGCTTTAAAAATCCCAGCCTTCAGAATCCATCCCAACCCTCCATCATTCCTGCCAACCTCCCAGTAAATCCACCAACTCACCAAGAATCGCACTCAGTGCGGCCTCCATCAGTAGCTGTGTGGCATAAGCCATACTTTCCGCATCATCACAGCTGCCTTCAGCTTCTTCCTGTACAACGTCCAGCCATTGGATACGTTTCAGTGTTAAATCCTGTGTCAGGATAAATGCTACGCGGTCATTCCATACCAAGCCAAGTTCGGTTACTTTCATGCCGTTTTTAGCATGTTGTACCACATCTTCGGCGGGAATGTCTTTGCGGCTGATTTTAACTTTGGGAGCAACATCGCCCACACCGACCAGAGTAACATCACTATCTAACACAAACCGCCCCTGAGCTTCGCCCTGCAACAGCCAATTGGTCATTAATGATGCCGGCGATTGACGGGGAGCCGGATGTTGAGCAGACAAGCCGCCAAGGGCTTCGCGCAACTTGGTCAACAGGTTTTCGGCCTTGCGGCGATTTGCCGTATCAACGAATAACCACTCGCCAGCAAATAAACCATAAGTGCGGCTGCTTTTAATCAACGCTTTAGGCAGCAGGTCGTCGATAATTGCTTCGCGTAATTCATGCTTTTCTCTGCGGCCGACATTACGGCCTTCGGCAGTTTGGATCTTAACAACCTGTTCGTCCAATTTATGTTTGATGGCCGCACTGGGTAATACTTTTTCTTCTCGCATCAAATTGATAAGCATAGACTTTTGAGCTTCAAACACAGCTAGGTCTGTAAACGCATTCGGGTGAGTAAAGCCCTCGGAAAACCAGTCCAAGCCCTGTGGTTCGGTAAACCAACTATTTCCAAGAGATTCATCTAAATAGCGTTTTTCAGGTAATTCCAGTAAACGGAATGGAGTAACTTGTTTAAACCACATATTTAATCCTTTTTCAAAAATGGCGGGTTGTTTCCCGCCGTGGGTCAATTTGCTTTACTCAGCCTTTTTGCGGTCTCAAACTCAACCGCATCCATCAATTTCTTGATGTTATAAGCCGTCATCTGCGCCATCGTCAGTTCGCCCTGCGGCTCCAAATCGCCGTCATAACTAATGGTCACGCCGTTCAGGCCGTTTACTGGCATCTCGTCTTCTATCGTAATAACAATTTTCGCCATCACGCCAACTCCTGCTCAGTAGGCTCAATCACAAAATCCTCAAGCCCCGACACAATCTTAATCCCCGGCACTTGGCCGTCTGAAAAACGCTCTTTTTGATTCAGGATGGCGTCTTTGTCGATTTCCTTTTTAGTGCGGACAAACTCGGCAAAGGCGGATTTCTCTGAGAGCCACGCCAGGACGGCGGCTACGCCCGTTACCTTGACGGATGGCGGACGGATGCGCCATTTAATCAGGCCGGTGGTAAAGTCCACGGTTTTGGTTTTACCGTTTTCCGTCAGCTCGTCCTTATGTGCCTCGCAGTAGACGGCCACACGTTCGGTCAGGCTCATGATTTCGGCACACATCGGCGCGGCTTTGGCGGCATATTCCTCTTCGATGACCGCTTTTTTGTCTCCGGCTTCGGTTTCCAGGCGTTTGACTTCGCGCTGCAAGTCGCCGATTTGGCGGATAAACGCAGTAACTTCCGCTTTGTCTTGTGCCGCTTCGATAGCGGGTTGTTTGATTCGGGTTTTAGCCATTTGCTTTTTCCTCCAGTTTGTTGAGTAATTGATATACTTCGCTTGCTTCAAATCCTTTAGTTTCAGCAAAACTGATAAAGGCATCCCAGTCTTGCTCTAAATATTCGTCCAATAGACAGTATTCGTGCGGTTCAATCATGATGTTTTCCTTTTAAACTATAAAATTCTTAAAACTTTTAAATCACCGACTTGGTGTATTCCAATACGATAAGCCAGTATTTTTTCGCGTTTTTCCTTCGGTCTGATATAGGCAACCTTAACCTCTGTTAAATCAATATCTTTAACTCCTCCTCGTAAATAATTGTGGGTTATTACCAAATCGCCGTGCTCAGCCTTCAACTTTTCTAGTTGACTGATTAAGTCCGATATTCGGTTATTGCTTGCAAAATATACATTTATCATTTCACTTTCCTTTCTTGTTTAAAATTTCTTCAACTTTCGCGCGGTTTCTCAAAATCTGCTCGGTGGCGGTATCAGCCGGAGGCGGTATCAGCGACTTGCCTCTTAACACCTCTTTAATTACGCCCTGTATGCGGCTTAAAGCCGATTTCCCCTTCGCTTTTTCCTCTTCCGTGGGGTGGTAATGGTGTTCCAGCTTCAACTGCTCCGGCGGTGGCGGCAGCTTGTCTAAAAAATCTTTCGGACTCGGCCAGCGGCTCATTTCATTCGCCATCACCATAAAGGCCGTCTGAAAG